GGCGCGCGCGTTTGAAAGGCCTTTACGAAACAGGCCGGTTTTGGCGGTATTCGCCGCCGACGGGTCGACGGGCTCAAACGGGCCGCCAACGGGCCAGGTTTGATTCTGTTTGATTTAGAAAGCAATCAACTATGGGACGGGGAGGGCGCCGGCCGGGGGCCGGCAGAAAGCCACAGAGCGGCGCGACGGTCCTCCGCCATCCGTCCGCGGTCGCGCCGGCGCCGGCCGAGCCTCTCGAACCGCCGACGGATCTCGATCCCGAAGTCCGGGCCGTCTGGATCGAGCGCGCAGCGTTTTCCATCGCGCGCGGGATGCTCTGCGCGGGCTCGGTCGCCGGATTCCGGCGCTACTGCGAAACCGTCGTCCTCGAGCGGTACGAGTCCAAAAGCTCGGGCCGCGGCGGGACGAATCACCGGGGACTGTTGGCGCTCCTGATGAAAATGGAAACCGATTACGGGATGAATCCGATCGGTCGGCCACTCGTCCAACCGGCGGCCGAGGCCTCGAGGCCGGCGGCCTCCAAACTCGGGAGGTTTCGCGAATGAACGTGATCGATCATGTGCACTCGACGGCCGAATGCGACGGGATCGCGGTGATCACGTTGCGGCGCCGAAACGGCGAGACATATCAGATCTCGATCGGCGCCTCGCGCTGTCCCATGAATCCGGACACGGTCGAATCGGTCACGGAGCATTGGCAAAAATTTACGACTGACGCGATCCTCGACGTCCAATTGGTCGGCCGCACGGAATTTGACGAACACGTCAAAACGCAACGCGCAACCGACAAATCCCTGCAAGAGTGGATCAAGGCGCTCGATGCGGCGATCTATGCGCCGATCCCCGAGAAACCTGTCGCGCCGGCCATCCGCAAACCGACGGCGGTCGAGCTCTGGCAACTGAACCGGGATCGCGAGCTCAGGGAGCGGATCTCCCGGCTCGAGCAATGGCGCTTGCGCATGGATCGCTGACATCATGCCGGCCGATCCCGTCTCAGCCTATGCGCGCGGGGTCCTCGAGGGGTCCATTGTGGCCGGATCTCTGGTCGTCGCGGCGTGTCGCCGGCATCTGGCCGACGTCGCGACTGGGTCCGCGCGGGGTCTGATCTGGAAACCGGATCAAGCCGAGCGCGCGATCGCGTTTTTCGCCGAGATCCTGGTCCTCCCCGAAAGCAGTGAGGCCGCCGAAACGGCGACGGCGGCGCAGGATCCGAGCGCGCCGAGGCCATTTGTCCTCGCGCCGTGGCAAGCGTTTATCGTCGGATCGCTCTTTGGCTGGTACACGGTCCAGGGATTCCGGCGGTTTCGCGAGGCGTACATCGAAACGGCCAAGGGATCGGGCAAAACGCCGCTCGGCGCCGGGATCATGCTGTATTTACTCGTCGCCGACGGCCAACGGGGCGCGCAAGTCTATTTGGCGGCCGTGACGCGGGAGCAAGCCGGCCTCGCGTGGCGCGATTGTCGAAAAATGGTCGAGGATTCCGTCGAATTGCGCGCGTTTTTCGGCGCGGACGGCCTCCGCGCGCATGAATTGATCGTTCCGGGGGATGGCGCATTCCTCAAACCGATCTCGAGCGAACGCCGCGGCCTCGACGGGAAGCGCGTACACGGCGCGCTCGTCGATGAGCTCCACGAACATGGAACGTCCGTCGTCGTCGACAAAGTCCGGGCCGGGACCAAAGGCAACCGGAACGCGCTGATCGTCAAAACGACCAATTCCGGTTTTGACCGGATGTCCGTGTGCTGGTTTCACCATGAATACTCCCGAAAAGTCCTCGAGGGGACGCTCGACAACGATTCATGGTTCGCATATGTCTGCGGCCTCGATCCCTGCGACGCCTGTCGAGGCAAGGGCCGGTGGTTTCCATCGGACGATTGCGCGCAGTGTGACGACTGGCGGATCGAGGGGCCGGCCTGGCTGAAAGCCAATCCAAACCTGGGGATCTCCCTCCCGTGGCAGTACGTCCGGGAACGGGTCCGACAGGCGCAAGGCATGCCGACACAGATCTCGGATGTCCTCCGTTTCAATTTTTGCGTGTGGACGCAAGGGATTCAGCGGGCGTTCGATATGGGCCGATGGGCGGCCTGTAAACCGATGCCAACCGAGGCCGAGCTCGGAAAGGCGCTCGCGTTTGGCTGTCTCGACTATGGGCAAACGGACGATCTGACGGCCTGGGGCCGGCTGTGGGTCCTCGAGGATGGGCGCCTCGCGGTCAAGATGCATTATTTCGCGTGTGAGGATGCCTTGACGCGCTTTCCGGCGCGACCGTATGACGCCTGGCGGCGCGCCGGCCTCCTCACCGTGACATCCGGCGCCTCAACGGACTATGCGACGGTCCAAGCGCGGATCCGGGCTGACGTCGCCTCAAGCAAATTGCAAGCGGTGTACTTCGATCCGGCGACGGCGAAAGAAACCGGGCAAGTCCTCACGGGCGACGGGATCCTGATGGTCGAGATCCGGCAAGGGTTCGCGCTCAATGAAGCGATCCGGCGCCTCGAGACGTTGATCACGTCGGCGGATCTCTGTCACGGCGCCGATCCGGTCCTGGCGTGGATGGCCTCGAATACCGTGATCGTCACCGGGACGCGCGGCGAAAAACGCCTCGCGAAAGAACGATCCCCGGAAAAAATCGACGGGATCGCGGCGCTCGTCAGCGGGATTGAGGGCGCACTCGTCCGGCGGGAACGACACACGGATCCCTTTATCGAAGTCTATGGAGGCCGGTGATGGACGAGGATCTGACGCTCGACGTGTTCGGCCGGCGGAAACGGGGACGGCCGCGGGCGCTCGATCCCACGATCCCGATCACGGTCTGGATCCCACTGAGCGAACACGATCGGATCGTCCGGCTCGCCGATCGTCGCGGCGCCTCCGTATCCTCGACGGTCCGGATCCTCCTCAAGTCGACGGGCGCCGCCGGCGTCAAACCGCGCTAGTCGTGCAGATCGCCTCCCGGATCCGGCGCGCGTTCAAAGGGGGGCGATCCTATGCAAGCTGTTGTCGCCAATATGGCCGGATGAGGGTAGATAGGGCACTGCGGGACGGAATTTTCCGACAGAACAAATCCGGCGCGCGCTAGATGTCTCAGAATGGGACACGCATGGGCGCGCCGTCCTATACCGTCTACGCGATCCAGTACAAAACCGTCGACGCCGATCAACGGATTATCGAGGGGATCGCCTCGACGCCGGCGCCGGACCGGCTCGGCGACGTCATGATCCCGGCCGGCGCGCGGTTCACGTTGCCGATGCCGCTCCTCTGGCAACACGATCTCAATAAACCGATCGGGCAAGTCCTCTCCGCAACGGTGACGGCGGCCGGGATCAAGATCCGGGCGCAGATCGCCAAAGGGATCGCGTTTATCGAGGATCAGGCCTGGCCGATGATCAAGTCCGGCCTCGTGCCAGGCCTCTCGATCGGGTACAAACCGCTCGAGGCCGAGCCGATCAAGGGAACATTCGGCCTCACCGTCAAAAAGTGGGATTGGTTCGAAACGTCGACGGTTACCGTCCCGGCCAATGTCCGCACGACGATCACGGCGATCAAGTCTGCCGATCAAGCCATTCGGGCCGAGTCCGGCCGTTCACTACCGCCCGCGGTCGCGGGATCTTCTCGAACAAAGGATCACGCGATGACCTACAGCGAACGGATCGCCGGCCTCGAGGCCGAGCGGTCCCAAAAGCGGACGAGTCTCGAGGCACTCCTCGAAAAAGACACCCTGACAGACGAAGAAACGACCGAGCGCGACAGTCTCACCACCGAGCTCGAAAGCCTCGGCGCGACGGTCAAAAGTTATCGGGCGCTCGAGGCCTCCCAAGCGCTCGAGGCGATCCCGGTCGCGCCGCGGGCCTGGGGCGGCACCTCGGCGCCGGCCGGATCCAGCAATGCGATCACGGTCGAGGAACCGAAGTTGAAACCGGGGATCGCGTTCGCGCAAGTCATGCTGTGCAAGTGTGCGTCGCAATTCGCGGTGATGCAGGGCATTCCGCTGTCGGCGCTCCAGGTTGCCAAGCAATGGTATGCGCATCGGCCATCGGTTCAGGCGGCCGTCAAGGCGGCCGTCTCGCCGGCGCTGACGTCCGATGCGACCTGGGCCGGTACCCTGGTCTATGCGCAGACGATCGCGGATTTTGTGGAGTATCTCCGGCCGAAAACCGTGATCGGGCAATTCGGGACGGGCAATATCCCGAGCCTGAACCGGGTTCCCTTCAATATGCGGCAAGTCAAGGAAACGGCCGCCATGACCGGGTACTGGGTCGGCGAGGCGAAGCCGAAACCGGTAACGCTCGGCGGGTACTCCACCAATACGCTCGGGTTCGCGAAAGTGGCGGCGATCACGATCGATTCCGAAGAGCTCTTGCGTTTCAGCAATCACCCAACGATCTCTGCGGAAGAAGCGATGCGCAACGGCCTGACGCGCGCGCTCGTCGCCAAAATCGACACGTCCCTGATCGATCCGTCGTTTGCGGCCGTCGCCAACGTGAATCCGGCGAGCCTCACGAACGGGCTCAGTCTGGGGACTTCGGCCGGGAATACCGCGGACGATGTCCGGGCGGATGTCCTCTCGCTCCTGTCGGGAGTCGGCGCGATCGGGCTCGGGACGACCGACAACGTGGATCCGCGCGGCGTCGTGCTCCTCATGCCGCCGGGCGTGGCGCTGGCGGCCTCGCTCATGCGGACGACCGTCGGCGGAACGGAATTCCCGGACATCACAATCAACGGCGGATCCTTGCAGGGGATCCCCGTGCTCGTCAGCAATTACGCGGCGATCGCCGGCTACGGGAATTTGGTGATCGCGATTGTGGCGCCCGAGATCAATCTCGCCGATGATGGCGGCGTCACGGTCGATATGTCGCGCGAGGCCTCGCTCGAAATGTCCTCGACGCCGACACAGTCCGGGACGACGGGCGTCTCGCTCGTCTCGCTCTGGCAAGACAATTTGGTGGCGTTCCGAGCCGAGCGGTTTATCAATTGGGGGTTGCGGA